AATAGGTGTTGCTGAACATATTGATTATGTAGATACAGCAGAAAAGAAAACAGCTAAATTAGCAGAGGCTAAAGATAAGTTAGAAGCTATCAAATCTCTCTAATGCCAACATATACATTTTTCAATAAAAGAACTAAAAAAGAATTTGACGATATGATGTCAATTGCTGATATGGAAGAGTATCTACAAAAGAATAAACACATTAAGCAAGTTATAAAAGGAATAAATATTATAGCGAGTGTTGGAAATAGAACAACAAAAACAGATAGTGGCTTTAAAGAAGTATTATCTAAAATTGGCGAAGCACACCCACAAAGTGAACTTGCCAAACAGACTACAAAGAAGTCTATAAAACAAATTAAAACTGAACAAGCAGTCGCAAAAAACAAAAGAAGAATAGCAGGTAAAAAGTAATGGCAAAAGATATACCAGATTATATGCGAGGTTTTGATTTGGAGGAAGACTTCGGTATCACAGCCGTATCTACGGCTCCAAAGACAACAACAGAACCCTCAATCGCTAAAAAAGATATTGAAAATTTAGGACAACAAACTAATTTAGAAATCTCTAAAGTAAAGAATGACGTACAGTCTATTAAATCTATGATGAATGAAGTTATGCAGATAGTTGCTGAAAAAGAAACTATCACAAAAGAAGTACAAAATGCTGATACATTAAAAAGATTTAAAGATATAGAGAAAGTTGTATTACCGTTTTTGTATAATCTACAAAAAAGTGATGAGCCTTATATTCATTGGCCAAATAGAGCGCCAATTATTAAGGCACAAATAGAAAAGTTACTAAAACTAACGAGAGGCTAATATGAACTACAAAGAATATCATAAAGAGTTAAAAAAGAAAGTCAACGTTGCTGAACAAGTAAGAAATGAAGACAGAACTAATAATACTTGGACAGATGTTCGTACTCTTAAAAAGTTAAAGTTACAAGCAAAGGATAAATTAAATGAAACTAAGCAATAATTTTTCTCTAAAAGAAATGGTTGCATCACAAACAGCCGAGAGAAAAGGGATTAATAATAACCCAAGTGAAGACCATATGAATAATTTAAAATTATTATGTGAAAACGTACTACAACCCATAAGAGATCATTATGGCAAAGTAGTATCTGTGAGCTCTGGTTACAGATCAGAAGATTTGTGCGAGGCCATAGGGTCATCTAAAAATTCACAGCATGCGAAAGGTCAGGCAGCTGACTTTGAAATTTTTGATGTATCTAACCAAGAACTAGTCATTTGGATTGACAAGAATTTAGATTATGACCAGATGATTTTGGAGTTTTGGAAAGGTCCAGATGAGCCAAATTCAGGTTGGGTGCATTGCTCTTACAAAAAAGAGGGCAATAGAAAACAATTATTAAGAGCGTATAAAAAAGACGGCAGAACTACATACGAAGAATACAAATACTGAACGCCTAACGAACTTAATAATATGTTAATGAAGTATAGGTCAATCTAAAGGTTGACAGATTGCCTAAATTATGATATACTATACTAATAAAATATGAAGGTGAATATAATATGACAAAGAAATTTAATTTTATTGATTTAGACAAATCAAAATTACCTGTCACAAAAGGTAAAAAGGTAGACGGTTTTCGTTTCTATGATATAGACGGAAAAGCATATCCTTCAATTACTACAGTTTTAGGTATACAGAAGAAAAAACAATTACAAGATTGGCGAGATAAGATTGGTGAGAATGTGGCCAATTGGGAAATGGGTAGAGCGGCTAGACGAGGTAAAGCAACTCACTTATTAATAGAACAGTATATTAAAGGTTTAACACCAAGTGAACGAGGTGTGTTACCATTAGGTCTCTTTAGACTAATCAAACCATATGTAGATCAGATTGACAACATACATTGTTTAGAAACAATTATGTATAGTAAGAAATTGACTATTGCAGGTCAAGTTGATTGTATCGCTGAATATAATGGTAAGTTATCAGTAATAGATTTTAAAACAGCAAACAAAGAACGACAAGAAAGCTGGATAGAAAACTACTTTATGCAGACTACAGCCTATGCTCAAATGTATGAAGAGCTATTCGGAAAAGAGATAGAACAAATCGTTATATTACTTGCATCTGAAGATGGTTCAGTACAGAATTTTGTAAAAGAAAAGAAAGATTATATGGATCCTTTGAAGAAATCCATTAACGACTTTTATAAATATTATGAAGAATTAAACAAAGATAAGATCAAGCAAGACTAGCTCATATCTTATCAATAAGATATGAAAAAATTAATACAATCAATTATAATTAGTGTGTTTTTAGCTACGGCTTCGTATGCTGATGATATAGTTGAAATGCTACCTGGTGTATGGTGGCAACAGGTTCCAGCAGTATGTGTTGATAAACAAGTTTTATATGATTTTGCCTTTAGAAAAGAATTACAACCACTGAATAGAAGTTATGGAAGAACAGGTGGTAGAGAAGATGGCGAAGTAGTTTACATAGTTACATATTGGGTTAACATACATAACGATCAATCAATGGCATCAGTACAAGTACCAGGTGGTGATTATGAATGTGTATTGTTTAGAACATTTGATATGGAACTAAATCCCGAATTTGATTTTGCACCACGAACAGACGTATAAGACTTGACAAAAATGTCTAGTTGTGGTATAGTATAATAGTCAATTGACAAAGGGCGCCAATGCGAGAGTGGAGGCGCCCACTACAATATAGGAGTGATAATGACAAGTGTAGATGATACTGATAATGATAAGACCTTTGAGAATGAATCCACAAGAGATACCAGTCCAATGGTTAGAATCTCAATCAAAGAATATAACGATTTAAGAGACCAAGCAAAAGAGGCAAGTAAGTATATTACTGACCCTAGTTTAATTGCTGTTATAGATAAAATAGAAGAACTAACAAGAGCATTAAGAAAACATATAGTTAGAAAATATGAATAGTAAAGAATTTAGTATGAAGATAGAGTCTGTGGTAAAAGATAAAAAAATATCTTACATGGATGCTGTCATTTGGTATTGTGAACAAAATCAATTAGACACAGGCCAAGTGTCCTCATTATTAACTAAACCACTAAAAGAAAAAATAAAATTTGAGGCAACTAAATTAAAACTATTGAAGATGTCAAAATGTGGAGTGTTACCAATATAATGTATGGTGGGTTTGATGTATATAAAACATATCTTGCTGTTAAATTACATTTTACCACAGATACTTACGACTATTATAAGTATGGTGGTAAGGTCAATACAAAACTTGACACTTTTACAAAAAGAAAAGATAGATACTTTTTTCACAAACTGAGTACAAAATATGCAGAAGCTGATATACTTGATTTCTTTGTTGCTAACTTTCTTGCAGATAGCAAGAAATGGATTGGTAATCTGTTGGCAAATGATGGTAGAGGGGTTTACTTGGATTATAAAAAACGTAAAGAATCTTTTGCCTATCATTTTAAACAAGACTGTGGAAATATTATTTCTGACTTTAGCCGTAAGTCTATTTCTTTTGACGATGGGTTTATTCCTACTAGCGGACAGCATCCAAGAATCCTACGCTTACTTATTCAAAGGAAAATTAGTTACCAGACCACGATCGTGCTTAATCACTTTCTTGGCTTTGTTAAGAATTGGGATAAGGAAATTACCGAAAAAATTGTATGGCCTGAAATCTCACTTAAGGTTACCAGACTAAAACCATTTATAAACTTTAATGCAACAGAGTGTAAATTAATAATGAAAGAAACATTTATCAATGGCTAAGACAGTATTTTGTATAGGAAACGGACAAAGTAGATCAAGCATAGATTTAATTAAATTAAGACCACATGGTAAGATATATGGTTGTAATGCTTTATATAGAGATTTTAAACCAGATGTATTAACAGCTGTTGATGGTCCTATGATGCATGAGATTTATCAAAGTGGTTATGATGGAGAGCTATGGTTAAGAGATTGGAATCCATTACCAGGTATGACTTATAGTAGTGTTGTATTTGCTAATCTAACACCAAGTGAAATAGATACTGCTAAAAAGAATTTTAAAATATACGAAAACAAAAGAGATAATAAAGAGCATTATGTATTTCATGGTTCTAATATATCTGGTCAAGTAGGTGTCATTAGAAGAATACAAGGTGGTGAACAAATAGAAAAGAAAAAAATCAATCATACTGGTTGTTATGTGAGTTGGGTAGATATTCATAATGATAAAACACACACATTAAAAGATTTAGGTGACAAAGATAGAGGTTGGGCTTGTGGAGCATCTGCTGGTTGGGTTGCATTAAATCAAAACAAAGATTTAGAAACTTTATATTTGATTGGACACGATTTAGTTAGTGACACAAATACAGTAAATAATATGTACAAGTCAACACAAAACTATGCAGATGAAAAGAATAAACCCATACCAAGTGTGAACTGGATTAGCCAATGGCAAACTTTAATGAGAGAGTTTCCTAAAGTTAAATTTGTAAAAGTAAATCCAAATGGTATACGAGGTAATACACCGGTTAGTAGTAATATAGAAGAATGGAATACAGAGGCGAAGAAAAATTTAAGTTATATGGATTATAAAAAATTTAATGAAACCTTTAGTTGCATATAATATATTACCAGATCAAAAACAAGAACTTATAGAAATCAATAAACTATTTGACTTACCTAATAGGAAAGATGAAAATTACATGCAATACTTGGAAACAGTTATGAAAGACATGGACATAAATGGTATGAAAAATCCTATATTAGTAATCAAAAAAGAAAACTATTGGAATAGGTTACCATGGCGTGGCACAAATGAACAATATGGTGTAGTAACTGGCTCAAATAGATATAGATACGCTGTGGCCAGAGGTTATACACATATTGAAAGTATAATATGTAATGATAGAAGTCAATGGTTTGAATTATGGAATAAACTTCAATATAGGGTCAAATGAGGGTTGACAAATAGCATGAAGTGTGATACATTAGAGCTAATATGTTTGATAGAATAATATATAAAATATTAGACACAATTGTGGATTGGTGTGAACGTTATAAAGAGTACAAGATTAAGAGGTCTTTACCAAAAGCAACCTATGATGAACAGGCTAAAAAAGATGGCCTAAAAAAATGGGTAAATGAACGTGAGAACTCTTATAAATAAAAATGATACCGATTATACAGG